AGGAGTTGAAGCTCCGTTATTAATTACTGCAATATTTAGCTTCTCTTTGTCTAATTTAAATTCTACTTGGAATTGTCCATCACTTAATAAAGATAGATAATGATTAATTGCAATTTCTAGTTCTTTTGTTAGATTTTCTAGTTTAAAGGCTACAATACCAGAAGTGCTAAACGCTTTTTTCAGAATGTTTAACGCATTGATCTGGTCTGATTTAACTAATATATCATCTTTTAAAGCAGTCTGTCTATTTGTAAAATCCTTTTTTTGCTCTATAAGAGCATCTACTTTAGCATTATGTGCTGCTACAGATTCATTATGAGACTGTGTATAGTTCCATTCTTTTACCTGTTCATCATATTTTTCACTTAACTCTTTAATAAGTTCTTTACTAGCATCTGTGTCTGGATATAATGTAGGTATTTTTGTATCTATAATACTATGTAGAGTTTCCCATCTTCTAATAGCTGCTTCATTGATTTCCCACCTTTTTGTAAGAGTTTCTATAGTCTTAATATCATCAGACCATGCTTTAGCTTTTTTTAACTCTTTTGAGTGTACAGCTGTCTTACTTGCGATCTGTTTATTAAGTTCTGTTGCCATAGTTTCAATGTGAGTAGTATCTATAGCTTGTCCACAACTAGCACAATGAGAAGTTAAATCTAAACCTTCTAATTCTTTTTTATGTATAGAAATTTCTGAGTTAATAACAGCTAAATCATGTTTAAGAGTCTGGTATTCGTCATAATATTGAAAAGATTCTGGTTTAGATATACCTGATTCAAACTTGATAGAATTAAACTCTTGTATATATAGATTATTTTTATCTATACCTATACATATATCATGATAATCTTTTATTTCTTGTTGTAATACACCAATTTGTTGTTGTATGTTAGTGTCTAATTCTGGTATACGCCTATTAGTTTTTTTCATAGCTATAGAAGTAGTACTTATAAAGTCTTCTACAGATTTAAGTTCTCCTTGTAGCTTAATACTATCTTTTTCTATAGCAGATGTTTTAGTTTTGATCTTATCACCTATAGTGATATATTTTTCTAAATTAAATAAATTGATTAAAAACTTCTTACGGTTAGTGTCAGTAGCTTTTAGAAAATCTAGTAGGTCTGTAGAAGATTGATAAGTTAATTGTGAAAATACTTCAAAATCTGTACCTACAACTTCTGCAATTTTTTTATAGGTATCTAATACTTTATGTTCAGATTCATCTACTCCATCTTTTATAAACTTAACTTTAGTTTGTGCCCCTGATCTAATCACTATAACTTCACAGATACTAGAGTCACAAGTAAAAGTTAGTGCAGCGTTCCAAGATTTATCTTTTACCCAACGATTAAGAATATCTGTTTTTTTAATACCTTTTACATTTTTATTAAATAAGATCTCTTGTATTATCATAGCAATAGAAGATTTACCACTACCATTAGGAGCAGTAAGCTGTGTAATACGACTTACATCTAAAGAAATTATATTATTTTCTCCATAAGAAAACATATTTGAAAATTTTAATTGTTTTAAAACTATATTACTCATAGTATATGTCCTTAAATGCATTTTGTGAGAATAGTTCTCTTAGATATTTTAAAGTAAGTCTATCCCAAGTTATAAAAGTTTGCCTTCTATAACCATTATTGTCTCTTATACGATCTTCTAGTATAGGTATAATATTAGCACTTTTTTCCCAACCTGTCATTTTGATTCTGCGTATGAGTTGGGGGTATGCTTCATAAATAAAATCATTATTCTTGTCACCTGGTTGTGTATCATCAAATGCCGCTGCATAGTGACAAAATATAGGCTCTAATGAGGTGAAAGTAAAAAACTTATGCTTTTTAGCAATAGCATATTTAACTATATTAGGAGAATCTTCCCACCAACCAATACCAATCTTTCTATGAAAATCAGGATTATGTCCAGAAAACACAACAATTTCTTTAGAACTTAAACACCCAAATATGTTAGTTAGAGCTATTTGTGAGTATGAATGTGTAAACTGCCCATATTTTACTGCATTAGGGATTGTATTATTCAACATTTTATCCATAGAAAGATTAACAATACTATAGTCAATAAAACGTTCTTTACAATACTTAGCGGCATATCCAATATCATAATCATTTATACCTTCAAATAATCTTTGTGACACTGCTCTAAAAGGTATACCTTGTGTATAAAAAGATTCCGCAGTTACTTCTGAGTCTATACCTCCACTTAGTGCTAATACAAACTCATAATCACTATATTTCTTAGCAAACATAGATACTAATTTATCTAAATCTTGTTTAAAAGATTCTCCCCTACGTTTATATTCAGGGGCTGTTACTCTACAACCCATACTAGACAATACATCTGAACACTGATAATAACGCTCTGGTCTTAAATATGTTTTATTTTGTGTATACTCCCAGTACACTCTATTAAGGGATAAATCAACTTGCATATATACTCTTAAACTCCGTTAATATTTTTTTAGTATCTGATACTTTAATGTGATTTAGATATATCTCTAACTCTTCATGTATATTTTTATTCTTAAGATTAAGTGTAGAACCTTCTGTGGGTTTTTCTACCATCTTTTTGTCTAGTAGTTCTGAATTGGCTATTGAGGCTAACTCATCTAGTGATCCTGTAATTTCATATATTACATGATGTCTAGCATCTGATTTCATATCTTCACCTACTGTAATCTTACGACGTAGCAGTTTAGGTAAATCTAGGTTATGAAATGTGCGTGTATAGTTGTGTGAATCTACCACATCATAAATGTCTACTCCATACTCACGAGAATCATCTCTGTCAAACGTAGTATTCAACGGAGAGCCAGGATAGTAACAGTTGCTGTCACTATAACGATGATTAAAGTGTAGATCGCCAAGTAAACATAAGCCCCAAGGGGAGAGTAAGGAAAAGTCATACTCCGGTGTAATATGTGGAGGCACTTCACCCCTGATATGCGTAACCAGAATATCATCTTCGATATATGTTGGTAGATTGTTGACTTGCATCTCACCATACGGGAAAAAACAGAATGATGTTTTACCCACAGTCGCACGTCCATTTTTCGTAAAAACATGTACGTTCTCATTTTTAATAGCATTTCTTTCGGTAAAATGTTCAAAGAAAGATTCTCCTTTTCGGGTGGCTTCATGGTTGCCTGGAATGATGTATGTAGGTATAGTGACTGAATTGATATAGCTCAGAAACAAACAGATTTCATCTGGTTCTGGTTTTTTATCAAATATGTCACCAGCTATGATATGAACATCACAGTCTTTTTCAAGTTCTAACAGTTTAGCAAACATGCTTTTGAATCTAGTCATCTGCCAAGTGTATGGAACTTTTTTCTTGTGCAGTAGGATATGCCAATCTGCAGAACACAAAATTTTAGTCATTTAGTATTGCCTTTCGTAGAAAAGTATGCTAATTTAGTTATCTAGCAAGTGAACAACGTTACACCGTAGGTGAAAAGCTATTGAACACGGATCGTTTATATGAGGTTGCGTTGGCACGTAGTGCCACAGCGAGGAACGTAGTTCCATATAGTTTTGTTACTGGCTACATCTACGCCCATTTTTCTATACGTTGGTCAGGTCCACAATAACAGGCCACAAAAGGACAACGTATGCTACTAGCAGGTTTTATAATATTTTGTTTATAGATATTACCCATTCTAGCTTTTCTATAATTTAATAAACACGCACTAGGGTATATATCTCCATTAGGAGTTATATGTATACTATCTTTTCCCACTGCACAATTCATTCCTTTAAAATTTATACTATGTGCATCAATTTTATTGTATATCATAGTTTTATTATTTAGATCTGTTATTTTAATTTCTACTGGATAGTCTCTATGAAAAGTAAAATATTTTTCTTGTTCAGGAGTATAATCTATTAATTTATCTGTAATGCTAATACCTTGACTATTTTCATCTTTAATTCTAGTAAGATGTACAAATTGTTCTCCATACTTTTTTCTAAGTATATTTAGTATTCTTATAGCTTGTTCCCAATGCTCTTGTGGAGCAGATACACTAACACTTCTTATAAAATTACTATTATTAAGTATTTCTATATTTTTCATAAATTGGTCAGTAGCAAACTCAGGATGCCAACTAGCTACTATAAATTTTCCTAAATCTTTATTTAATCTATTTATATAACTTTTTACAGGAATTGACAAGTTAGTAGTTATTTTAGGTATATAGTTATATTGAGAAATATAATTAATAAGTTCTGGCCATTGCTTATACAACATGGGTTCTCCACCTAAAAAACTTAACTTTATAGTTTTATTTCCAAAATGATTAGAAAGATATTTAAAAGCTGTAGTATATTCTTTTAAAGTTTTAAACATAAAATTACCACTATTATCATAACTAGCACAGTAACTACAACTATAATTACATCTTTGTGTAATCATCCATTCAACTTCTACTTGATATTCTTTAGAAGTTGTAGTTATATGTTTAATATTTTTCATTCCAAGCTATCTCAAAATCTTTCTTGGATCGTACCTGTACTTCATTATTTCCCCATATTCTTTTAAAATAACTATCATACATTTTTACTATATCTGCATCAGACCACTGATCAGGTATAAGATGTCCTTTAACACACCAATGCATAAAATGCGCCTCTTTTAGAGGCACATTCATATGTATACTATATGAGTCTAGTTCTCGAAGATATTTTTTCATATTAATACCTTTAAGTAATTGGCCCCTGATTACTATCAGGAGCCTATATTTTTAACCGCTACCTTGTTGTATGATCTTAGTAACATCACCCTCAAAAGAATAAGTACCAACATGATTAAGTTTTGTATTAGGATCTAACCAGATTTCTCCACCAAGTTTTTGCCATCTTCTACAGAACGTATAATCTTCAGATAAATATCGATTATCCTCTGGATCATGTATTGTATCAAAAAACGAATAACAATATTTATTAAACTTTTCATCAATATTAGAATCATTACGATAATGTAATTCAGGATATTCCTGCATCATTTTTTCTATAGTTTCTCTCTTAACTAAGAAAAATCCTGTAGAGGCATCCAATACTTCTACTGCACCATTTTCAATTCTAATCTGTTTCTTTTCTTGATTAATAAACTTAAAGTTAATCGCATATTGAATTGGTAAAGCTTTTTTAGGATAAGCTGCTGCCATAATAGGTTTATCATATGCCATCATTCTGAGTAAATCATCTGCTTGAAATTCAATATCTGCATCAATAAACATTAAATGCGAACAATCACTTTCTAGAAACATAGCAGTTAGAATATTACGACCACGAGTAATCAATGATTCATTACGCAATGTAGTAATTCTAAAATTAATACCATGCTGCATAAATGTTTGAGAAGCCCTAAACATAGATAAAAAGAATTGATCTGTAACCATTCCTCCATAACAAGGAGTAGCAAAGAATATATTCATCTCTCTTAGTTTATTTAGGTCAATAGTAGCTTGATCACCATCCACTGCTTTAAAAGCACCAAATGATTTAGTAGATGCTTCTTTAGTAGGACTGGCATCTACATTTGTAGATCCCATATCCGCTAGTAATTTCTTCATGCTAAGTCGTCCACATCCTCTTGAGGCTTAAACTCATCGGATACATCTCCGGCAAAATAAGCAGTATTTTTAAGGAGCCACTCTTTTTGCTCTTCATAGGTTTGACGCTTGTAGATTTTAGTAAGATCAAACAATTCTAAACCTTTTTCCTCATCTGTTAGTGCTGCATTGTTACGTGCAGGAATACAAGTGTATTTTACATTTTGGGGAAGTGGTCCTGTTTTTTCTTTTTTAACAGTAAGGTCATATCCTGCTTCTGCATCTGAGGGATTACCGTAGTCAGGATTAGTTGCATAATCTACAATTTGTGAATAGATTGTAGAACGAAGATCAAACAATTTAATTTGTCCATCTGCTCTATCAATTACATTACAAACATATGAGAATTGTGGTTTATCTGCATAAATAGCATCATCAATCTCTTTAAAAGGATCTTCTGCTTTATTGTCAAATGATTCTGTATCGCGGCTAAATTGTAGACACTCTACAGGCATTTTTTTACCTTCAGTTGTTACTACCCAGTAACAGTAACGAGGCATAACCTCACCAATTAATCGAAGTTTAGTATCTCCAATACCCATTGTGAGTCGTTGAATTTCTCTTCGTTGTCCACTACCTGTAGACTGTTTACCTTTTGCTTTATCCCATGCTACCATTGTTTTTCCTTTGCTGAACGTTGGTTCTTATGTGTAGGTTGTCCTCGAAATCAAGGACTCTTGTGGAAAAGATATTTTATCATCCTTATAAAGTATATATGGATTCACAATATCTTTTATTACATAATTTTTTGCTATGTAATTCTGTTGTTCACTAATTCTCCGCATTGAGAGAACTTGTAAATATTCAATCTTCTTATCAACAGAGATATTATGAGTCAAAAAATATGGATTATTAATATAACTCATTGGCTCTCTGGTTTTATAATGACATACTAGTTTCTCAGTCTTCTGTTCCAAAATGCCTGATGAAAACAGGTGAATTGGAATATGATTTATTTTTAGTACTCTCATTAATCCTTTAGTTGTTCTTGTATTATACAACGGAGTTTGAGCAAAAGTCAATATCAATATAGCAGATTTATCTCTTCTTGCCCTTAATTTTATTTCATACCAGTTAAAGAATGTAATATCCACGTTGCTTATACCACTCCATCCTAGTTTTCTGTTGTCTTGCTACTATAGCTCCTGATAACCAAAAATCTACAATCATAGGTGTCTGTTTATCATCATGTTCTCTTATAATTCTTCCAATACGTTGTTCTAGTTTTATAGGATTATTGCCAGGACAAGTGAGATACAAAGTGTCAAGCCTATGGCAACTAATGCCCTCATCAAATAGTCTTGTAGATAGTATTGCTTTGTACTTTCCTCCCACATTTTGAAGAACGTCTTCTCTAACTGATTCATTGGATTCTCCTATTAAACATACACTTTCAGGTATTAGTAGTTGTAAATCTTTTAACATTTGTACACGCTCACTTAGTATAAGTGGGCAACGTCCTGTAGCAATTTGACTTTTAGCATGATTTGCTATAGTTTTCAGGTAATCTTTATTACTACAAAGTTTGTTCAACTGGCGCGCCCAATCTCTTTTTTCAAAAACATTAAAGCTAAAGTCAGTCTTCTTAACTTGTACTACTGGATCAGCTAATTGTCTAGGATCTTTTGCTATAACCATAAATGGGGAAAAGAAATCTGTTAAGAATACGCATTTATACTATTCAATGCAGTAGAAAACATATCAGCAGGACATAGATGTGCTTCATCTACTAAAATCATAGAAAAGTTTTCACTTAGTTCATCTCTACGATTATATACACTTTTGTAAATTCCCACCGTAATATCTTGTATATCACATAATCCATCTCCTATACGACCTATTTTAGCCCCAGGAATTTGTCTTTCTAATTCTTCAATCCACTGTCTAAATAGTAACTTAGTGTGTAGTAGGATTAGAGTTTTAGTTTTATTACGTGCTATAATCTCACAACCAGTAAAAGTTTTACCCCAGCCACAAGGTGCTTGGAGTATACCTGACCTGGCTCTTCCTCGTTTAAAAAACTTATCTACTACTTCTTCTTGTTCCCAGCGGAGAGTGCCTGTAAAAGTTAAATCTGTATCTGTTTCTTCAAAGTTTCTAGCATCTTCAATCTCATCCCATTCTAACTTATGATAAGAGTTAGAAGGCACGATATAATAGTCTTCATCCTCTGATATAGTAGAGAAAAACTCATCACCATTATTATAAGTATAAAGTGAGAGCAGATGATCTGCATCTTCTACATCTTTCTTCTTAATGTATATTTTCTCAGCTAAATATATCTTTTTAACTTTTGCTTTTTTCACCATGTTGTTCGCATACCCGTTTCCTAAGATCACTTGTTGAGAATCTATGATCTCTTTTGTTGAAGTGTAAGTCAATATCTCTTCTTTTGCATATATCTTTACCTGTAAAATCTTTTTCTCTGTATTCTTCTCCTAAGATTCTAACATTAATATGATACATTTCCAAGATGTCTTCCAAATCTTTTTCACGCGCATACGGAATTATTTCATCTACATAGCTCACTGCTTTAAGCTGGGTATATCTCTCAACTATTGATTGTATTGGTTTATTTTTTTCAGCTCTATCTGCATTAGGATCAATTTGTAGTCCACATATTAAATAGTCACACTGTTCTTTAGCTTCTCTTAGCATTTGTATATGACCCGCATGTAATAGGTCAAAGGTAGATGCTGTAAATCCTACTTTCATTATTATTCTTTCTATATTAATTCGTACCCTTTACAGGTTGCTTTATATTCTGAGGCTTCGCCTAGTATTATATACTTAAAACCTCTGTTTTTATAAATAAAAGACTCAGTTTCTATACTTTTAAAACCTACTCTAAGTTTGGGATTTTTATAGTCCCACGCAAACTGTTGACAGTCTACTATATCTTTATTAATTACGTATAACATAGTCCAGGCTACTAATTTTTTATTATCATAATAACCTACTATATCAAAATCTGCATGACCAAATTGTTCTTTATAAAAAGGAAATGGACTTAGAAATTGCTTATGCTTACTGTACTGATCATATATATCTAACAGTTTATTACCATCAGGATTCTCTAAAACTTTGTAATCTAATTGTGGTTCAAATGTTTTATTTTGTAAGTTTATTCTACAGTGTTGTACCATACGTACTACCTTTTCCTGTAAATATTTTTACTTAATATTTACAAATAAGCTACTTACTGATTCTTCATTAGTTACTCTACGAATAGCTTCTCCGAATAGCGTGCCTATACTTACTTCTCTAATCTTTTTTAGTTTACTAATATCTCTAGTGTTAATACTATCTGTCACTACTAACTCTGTTAATACACTATTTTCTATTTTACTTGTGGCTTTACCACTTAATACTCCATGAGTTATATATGCACGGACACTTAATGCTCCTGCATCCATAATTGCTTTAGCACCTCCGCACAGAGTACCACCACTATCTACTATATCATCTACCAGTATAGCATGTTTACCTTTTACTTCACCAATCAACCCCATTACTTCACTTTCGCCTGCACGGGGTCTGCGTTTATCTACTACTGCAATATCTCCGTGAAACATATCAGCAAACTTACGTGCTCTCACGGCTCCTCCTGCATCGGGACTTACAAATACTGTGCCTTCAGTAACATTTACTTTAGATCTGATATCATCTGCAAATACTATACGACTAGTTAAATCATCAACTGGTATATCAAAAAATCCTTGAATCTGTCCAGCATGTAAATCCATCGTAAGGATTCTATCAGCACCTGCTGTGGTAATTAGATTAGCTACTAGTTTTGCAGTAATAGGTGTTCTACTTGCGCTTTTTCTATCTTGTCTTGCATACCCAAAGTAAGGAATAACAGCAGTAATGCGACTTGCACTTGATCTTCTTGCCGCATCAATCATAATTAATAATTCCATTAAACTTTCATTAACAGGTGTAGCAGTAGACTGTATAATAAAAACATCTTCTCCTCTAATGTTTTCATGAAACTCTACAGTAGTTTCACCATCAGCAAAGCTAGTGACTTTAGAAGGAACTAGTGTCGCAAAACAATGATCTGAGATCTTTTGTGCTAATTCTGGGTTTGCATTTCCTGTAATTATTTTCATTTTCAAATATTACCTTCCTATTCTTGTAAACGGATCATTATCTAAATGATACTTATTAATAAGTTTTTTTAAAAATTTTATCTCATCTTCTAGTTTAATAATATGGTCTGCAGCTCTCCAAGCAAAATGCTCAGTACAGCGTGATTTGTATTCTAAACCTGCTTGATTTTTAAGTGCTGCTACAATTTCAGATTGTTCTATTCTAGGAGTGATATCATCATATATCTTTTTCTCTCCTGCATGTTCGTTTACTTCTAATTCATATCCATGAGTATTAATTATAGACATAAACTTGTATATCCTTTTCTTTATAGTCATGTAATTTTGAATCAGAGTATCTAATATCTAATTTGTCACATAGCTCTTCATTACTATAAACTTTTGTAATTTTATCTTTATTAGTTTTGCAAAACTGTAGTATATCTCTATTTTGATTTTGTATTTCTAACCACATAATTTGTAAGTTTTTATAATAATCAGCATAATCTGGATAAGTTATCGTAAACTCACCACATAGCTTCCACCACTCTAAGCACTCATAATCATTTCTATATACCATTACTATAGGATGTCCTTGTGTTTTAAGATTATGTAATCTATGTGCAAATACGTGTGACTTAATAATACGAGTACCTGTTCCATAAAAAGGGGAATCCCAATCATCAGGTTCGAACTCCATACCAGGATCCCAGTAGGCTCCTAAATGCATTAATTGTGGGGTTCCTGGACTGTCTGCATCATGAAAATAAAGACGATCAACAGAATAATCTGTTTGATTAATATCAGGACTCCAATAAATATTTTTAACTACGCTACTCCATTTACTACCTGGTGCGCCTGTAAATAGTATATATTTCAATCTTTTAATTCTCTATATTTACGCGATATATAATCATGATACCGTTCTTGTTTTTCTTCTATAGGTGGGTATCTACGTCTATAATCATCTATATTTTTTCTAAAGTTAGCTTTTCGCTCTTTATCATAGTGTTCATCTAACCATTTTAATAAGTTTTCTTCATGTGTCATAGTATCTCCTAATTAGAATAAGCCTGGATTAGCCTTTATTATCCTATCCCAATTATCTAATAAAAATGTTTCTAAGTCTGTCTTACATTTAAATCCTAAAGACTTTAGTAGTTTAATATTAGCTTTAGTTTTTTGGCGTTCTTTGCTATTTATCTTCATTGGTAAACTTCTGACCATACAGTGTATTTTAGAAGAAATACCTGTACCTATATCTAGTGAGCCCTTAATGTCTAGAGACATAATTAGTTTTATAGCAGAACAAACATCAGATACATGTATAAAGTCTCTTTCATGATTGGTTACATACTCTAATCCACCATTTAATAGTTTGTCAAAAAACATATCTTTTCTTGGGTTTTCACTATATACTGTGTGAAATCTCATAAAACATATATTTGTATGTTCCATATGTTCTATTACGTGTTTACTAGCTGCATAAGGATTTAGGTGAGGTTCATACTGAGAACTCGAACTAGCTACTAATACACGAGTATTATGATAGGTTTGTATAATTCTTCTTGTAACTTCTACATTATTTTTCCAATAATATGCAGGATACTCAAGACTTGCTCTAACTCCTCCTACACCTGCTAAATGAATTACACAGTCTATATCTTTAGGAAGTTTACATACAATTAAATCATCACCGTCTACTATATCTAAACCTATTAACTCATACCTATCTGTATTCAAAAAATTATAAAGATTACGTCCAATAAAACCTTTATGACCTGTTATTAAGATTCGTTTCTTTTCTAATTGAGTCATTATATCTGATAGCTTCTACTAATATGGATAAATCATAAAGCGCTAGATCACTAGTCGCTATAATAGCTTTGGTATCTTTGGGAAAACAATATCCACCAAATCCCCTGTTATTTGTTACTTGTGTATGACTACTACCTATTCTTTCATCCATAGCTACTAAACCTCGTACTTCATCATAATCTATATTAGTAGTTTTACATAAATCATATAATTGATTAAAAAATGCAACTTTAGTAGCTAGAAAAGAATTACGAAAGTATTTTGCTAGTATTAGTTCTTCTGGTTCTTTTATTACAAATGTTAAGTCTTTACACTGTTGAAAACAACGAATCCAAAATTCATAATAACCACCACCTATTAACATTTCTGTCTGATTATTAAAATCTTCAATAGCATTTGCAGCAGTTAAAAATTCAGGACTAAATGTAACATCTAAACCAGGATAAGTAGTTGTTATTTCTTTCCAACCTTCTAAACTAATAGTACTTTTAATTAATACTGCTGCTTTATTAGGTAAAGATTCTAATACATCTATTATAATAGACATATCACATGATTCATCTTCTGCCGAAGGTGTAGGCAGGCATATCACATATCCATCAGAATCTCTAGGTATTTCATTATCTGTGTATGCTGGATCTACAATAGTCATATCATGAGCCAGTTCCAACATACAATGTAATGCTTTACCTACAAATCCATAACCAATTACTGTTAACTTCATATTGAATATTTCTTATCACAATTAGTAAAATAGTTTCTATTTTTATTAAGTATAGATTATTACTCTATGTTGTCAAGCCATTAGCAGAGGCATAACTTATCATAAGTATATTTTGTAGTAGCTTTTCATCAAACTGCTCTTCTGTTTGATGTATATGCAAACCTTCTGTAAGTCCTCTACTAAAACTCGCTG